TCTCAAGGTTGAGTTCTTTCTCCCGGACACCTCAGAGAATGCTTTTATCGTTGGCGTTAGCACACTGGGCAGCGCCAGAGTTCTTTCTAGCGGCAATCTATTTATCCTAAATCAGAGCTTGCTAGGCGGAGCTAACATTCTAGGCGGCGGCGGTGAACAGGCATTTACTTGGCAGAACTTATCTTGCAGCGTGAACTTAGCTAACCTAGAAAACGGCGGAGCAATACAAGATCAGCTTTACTTCCAGCCACAGCCAGCGGCAGCGCGTCTTACTTTGCAAACCTACGAATACGACCCTTCAACTAATTCTTCATTTCGCCCAGGTGTTCCGGTCAGAGTTAGATTAGAAAAAGATTTAGTAGATGTAACAATCTGGAGCGGAATCATTGACAGCATCGGCGGCACTTACACAATAGACGGTAAGAACCTGCTGCAAGTAATCGCTTACGACACTATGAAGCAGCTTCTAAACACTCGACTAGTAGAGTTCGACAGCTCAAACGCCGAGGGCTACGTTTCGCCACTCGAGCAGCTAGAGATTATAGCTAACGACTATGGCAGCAGCATAAGCGCGCTAAGCAAGCCTGCAGCAGGACGCATACCCTCAGAAGTACTTAGTGAGGTTATTCCGCAACTTTTAATCGAAGAAGCTATACAAGTAGGTCTAGGGCTGTTTTGGATAGATTCCAGTACTCAGGAGTTTGTCTTTATCCCTAGACCTGACCCGAGCATCTTGCCAGACTTCCCAGTAGGCGGCGGCTACTTTAGGCTAGGGCAATCTGAGCTAGGCGGCATAGACGTCTTAGGTTCGGGGCAGATAGTTTACACAATCGGGAATAATCACGAAACTCTCTATCACTTATGCATGACAAACATAAGGACACTATCTAGCAGCGATGAGGTCTTTAACTCGCTTAGGGTAGAACTCAAGTCAGATCCAGACACTTTTGTAATCAGAGAGAACTCCGATTCTATTTCGCTATACGGCACTTATGCAAAAGACATAACGCTCAACACAACTACAACAGAAGAATTAGAGAGGTGGTCAAACTCAGTGTTCAACCAATCGCCTACTGACCTAGTGCAGAATGTAGAAACACTAACCCTAGACAGACAGGGCAACTTGACAGAAGCGGCTTTTCTACTGCCCGGCGAACTAATTGGAGTGGACTTCTCGCAGGATACTCTAGAGATTCTTGATTACTACACCATCGTAAAAGCGAGTCACTTCATTGACTCGAACACTTGGCTCACTACACTAGACCTATGGAAAGAGGCATAGCATGACCTACAAAATATTTGCAAACGGAAACCCACTGCAAGCGAGCGAGCTAAATCTAAATCTAATGCAGCAGGCTATAGCGGTCTTCACAGATGCAACCGCTAGGGAAGCTGCTATCGCAACCCCGGTAAACGGTCAGTTCGCTTACCTAACTGGAACTAGCAACCTAACCAAATACACCGGTGCAGCCTGGGAGAATGCAATCGTTATACCAGACACAGGCACTACAGTTAGCGAGCAGGGAACGTCTAGGGCAATAGTCGCAGGAGACGCAAACAGCTTTATCTATGCCACCGCCGCAATCACAATCACAGTAGATGATGAGTTAGCTATTGGTGAGACAATAAACTTTGTTCAGAACGCAGCAGGCGCGATTACTTTCGCAGCAGGCGCAGGGGTCACACTCAACTCTAAAGAGGCGCTGCTAGACACAAACGGGCAATTCACAGGCGCAAGCCTTACAAAGAAAGCGACCAACAGTTACTACCTAATTGGCGATCTCGCATGAGCCTTATTACACTAGGATTCTGGGCAGCTAGTGGAGCAGGCGCAGGGATCAAATACTTTCTTTCTACTTTCGGTGGTTCTAGTAACGATGAAGGCGAAGGTGTAGCTACAGACTCATCAGACAACATACTGGGAGTTGGCTTTACTAGCACTGTAGGAACCATTAGAGCGTTTTTGATGTGCAAGTACGACAGCAACGGCATTATCCAGTGGCAACGTATGTTAAATGGTACAGGGCAAGATAGAGGCTATGAAGTAGCTACAGATTCATCAGACAATGTTTACTTTTTAGGCTATACAGCTTCTGAAGGTCAAGGCGCAGATGAACTGTTTTTAGCTAAATACAACACAAGCGGAACTCTACAATGGCAACGAAGGCTTGGAGGTAGCGGCGGTGATATCGGTTTGGATTTGGCATTTGATTCCTCAGACAACGTTTACGTTTGCGGAACTACTACCTCAGACGGCGCAGGAAGCTTTGATGGGGTTTTAGCAAAATACAGTCCTATTGGCAACCTACTATGGCAGCGCACTTTAGGCGATACAGGTAACGATTTCTTTAGAGGTATAGCAATAGATTCATCAGACGGCGTTTATGTTTCAGGCGAAACAGCTTCACAGGGGCCGGGAGGCAATTCGGCGGTCTTGGTGAAATACAACACAAGCGGCACTCTACAATGGCAACGTATTTTAGGTGGTACTAGTTCAGACTTCCTGGTAGCACTTACTACAGATTCCTCAGATAATGTTTATGCCGGCGGTAGGACAGGTTCGCAGGGTGCTGGGAATGATGATTTACTAATTACAAAATACAACTCAAGCGGCACTTTACAGTGGCAACGTATTTTAGGTGCTATTGCAAGAGATAGGTGTGAGGCAATCGCCATAGATTCATCAGACAACGTCTATGTATTGGGCTTTTCTTTATCGGCAGGCGCAGGTGAAGAAGATTACCTAGTTGCAAAATACAACTCAAGCGGTGTTATTCAATGGCAGCGGCTTTTAGGTAGTGCAACTGAAGATGTCGGCTTAGGTATTGCGGTTGATACACAAGATAATCTGGTTTTGTTTGGTAGAACAAATGCGACAGACACAGGGCTAGATGATTTCTTTTTGGCTAAATTGCCAAACGACGGCTCACTAACTGGAACCTACGCACTAGACGGCAGGAACTTTGTCTATGCTGCCGCTACTCTAACCGCAGCCACTAGCACTCTTACCGGATCAACTAGCACCCTCACTTCCGCAACTAGCACGCTAACGGCTGCAACTAGCTCGCTCACAGATTCAAGCGTGTCGCTCACTTCTCACTATGTCGAAATCCCTCAGTAAGGAAAATAAATGATATACATAAATTCAGAAAACGAATACCCTCGACACATTGGTGACATTCATCTCATTTCGCCTAACTTTGTACAAGGTAATACGCTTCCAGTTGGTTGGCAGGCGGTAACCGAAACAACTCGACCAATACCCGGCAAGGATAAATTATCTGTCGAGGCTTTCCCGGTAGAGGTAGATGGCGTAATGACACAGAGCTGGACAGTTCGCAAAATGACAGCAGACGAATTAGCTCGCAGAGATGCACCGGCTAACGCTAGGGCAAAGCTAATCGAGCTAGGACTAACAGAGCTAGAAGTAAATGCACTAGTAGCTGGGTTAGTTCGTTAGCTAATGTCAGAGCAGATACCGAGAAGCAGTACACAGCAGCAGTTACTACTAAAGCTCGTAGGTGACATGGCAGACGTAAAAGCCGGGTTTAAGATGTTGCAAGATCACGAAGACAGAATCAGAGAGCTAGAAAAGGCTCGCTGGCAAACAGCCTGGGTTACTGCTTTTGCTTCTGCTGCCCTAACTGCTCTAGCTGTCACGGTTGTTTCTCAGGTTGCTCTATGAGATACCCACTTCCCAAATCAAGCATCACAGCACTCTATGGCGCTACAGCTAACAGGACTAGCCCACATCGAGGCTTAGACTTTGGCGCAGCTACAGGCGCTTGGATCACAGCACCGGAGACAGGCACAATAGTAATAAACACTTGGAGTGATGTTCTCGGTCACTGCCTAGTTCTGCGCTTCTGGCATGAGGGTAAAGACATGCCTATGTATCTAGGCTTTGCTCACTTAAAGGTAAAGAGCAAGCACAAGGTCGGTACTAAAATCTGGGAGGGTAATAAGTGGTTCGCCGCAGTAGGAAACACTGGGAGCGCCTCACGCGGTAGCCACTTACACTTGACCTATGGAGATACACCTAAACACATCTTCTATGGACAGACATTCGACCCACTAGCCCTATTGGAAAGGTACGCAAAATGAGATTCAACCCACAAATCAGGAAAGCAATCTACGCAGCAGTAGCCGGACTAGTGCCGCTTCTAGTAATTGCCGGGATAGTTACCGGAGAGCAATCACAGCAGATACTTAGCAGCGTAGCGGCAGCCCTAGCATTCTTTGCTTCAGTGATGGCAGTAAAGAATACCGAAGTAAACAACCCTGAGGAATACGAAGATATAACCGAGGGAATAGAGCCTCCACACATTCCAGGTGTCTAACTTTTTACACCCTTCTCGGACTACTTTTTACACTAACCTCGAGCGTTTCGCAATCGGGCGCGTTGCCTAGTATTCATGCCACCCCAAATACCATGCTTTTCCTCATTGACAAGCGCAAACTCTAAGCATAACGACCTAACAGGGCAGACTTTACAAAGGTTTATAGCTGATCTCAGGTTAGTATTAGGTGAGCCACCATCGGGAAACCACGCGTCAGGATCAGAAGTCTGACATGCGGTTTGCCCGGTCTTTCGTATGCCTTCTGCTAATGCTGTGAGTGCCTGTTCTGAGTTCATGCCTAAACAATAACTGCAATTTTGTCGCGCTGCTTTGCTATGCTCAAAAACATGATCACAGTGAACAAGACAATAGCTAAACTAGGCGGCACTCTAATCGGCACACACCCGGCAGGATCTTCTGAGTGGCACGCTCAGAGGTCTCACGCAATCGGCGGCAGCGACATAGCGCCAATCATGAACAAATCCCCCTGGACTAGCGCGGTGTACTTATGGGCGCAGAAGTCTGGCTTGCTATTGCCTACAGAAGGCACGATGGCTATGAAGCTAGGCAACTACTTCGAGCCTGCAATAGTCCGGCTATTCGGTGACATGCACCCACACCTAACGGTTCATACAGGAGATTACACTTACGAATCACAGAAGAACGCATCATTTCACGCTAACCCCGATGGCGTTATAGAAGATGAACATGGCAGGTTATACATTCTTGAGATCAAATTCTCTAGAAACGCTATGCCTATCTTGCCAGAGCATTACAGGCTGCAAGTTCTTTGGTACATGATCGTCACAGGCTTGCATAGTCCCGGTGTACTTTGCGCGGTCGCAGGAGGCGAATACAGAGAGTTTACGGTGGAGTATGACCCGATAGAGGCGGAGGCACTTATGAAGGCGGCAGAGAGCTTCCTAGAGCTTGTGAGGACAGGAGAGCAGCCAGACATAGAAGGCAGCGATTCGACTTACAGCGCAATTAGGATTCTGCACCCTGACATAGAAGACACAGAAACCGAGATAGACCCCGAGGAATATCGACTTCTGCAAGCAGCACTAGAGCAGGAGAAGTTCTGGAAGCAGCAGGCAACACTTAGAAAGTCAATCATTCAAAGCAGCATGAAGGGCGCTAAATACGGCTATGTAGATGGTGAAAACGTTGTAATGTTACAAAGCAGATCTGGCGGCGCGCCTTATCTCAAAATCACAGGAGGATAAAAATGGGATTCATGGATAACTACGAACCAGTAGCAGACCGCATAGCAAAGTTCTGGGAGAAGCACCCAAACGGCAGAATACACACTGAGATAAAGCTAATCAACGAAACTGAAATTGTCATAATGGCAAGTGTTTACACTGACCGGGAAGACATGAGGGCAGCAGCTATTGACTTCGCCCAGGAGACACGAAACTCTAGCCCAATAAACAAAACTAGCTTTATCGAGAATTGCAGCACTAGCGCAATCGGCAGAGCTTTATCAACGCTCGGGTTCTCTAGCAAAAAAGACGGTCACAGCGTTAGACCTAGCGCGGAGGAAATGCAGGCAGCATCACAGGAAGCACTAGCAGTGTCTCTAAAGGGGTTTGAGGGTCGCGCAAGTGTCCTAGCCCTAAGTAGTGACGTTGAAGGGCTTAGAGAGCTATACAGCGACGCTAAGCTACATGGAATGCCTAAGCGATTCCTAGAGCAGATTACAGAGATGGCAAAGGCAGTAGACACAAAGTAAAAACCGAAGGAGACGTAGCCCACAGATAGCTACGCCTCCAGCAGTAATTCTATCTGACAGACAGGAGAATCATGGAGCAGGAAACAGACTGGAAAGAGTTCACAGAGCGGACTTGGCTAACCGGTTACAAAAAGGGCTACGGTCATGGTCGCGAAGACATGAGAAAGCAACTCACTTTTGAACTTTGGGACTTTAGAAAAAAGATACTTTTGACAGATACAGATCTCGCTGAAACGATAGAAATCTGCATCGACAGATTAGAAAAATTAAAATAAGATACATCTTCTATATATAGATATATATATAAGCATTATTAAAGGTTCTATATATAGACATTTAACTTAATAACTATACATAAGCATTATGTTTATATATAGCAAGAAATTACTCATCACAGAAAAGGGAATGAAATGCCAAAGATCACAATCACAGGAGACGTAAACCTAATTGGCTGGGAAGGTAGAAGGATCTCAGTTTGGGAGAACTACGACGTTCCAGGCTACACGAAGCCCTTCTCAAGACTTTGGACATGTTGGTTCGACTTCTCGCAAGCAGAGCATCTTCAAGAAGGTGACTGGATCGAGCTAACCGGAGAGCTATCGACGAAGATAGGCAAATACACGCCTAAGGACTCGGACGTAGAAAAGACCGTAGTTGAACATCACTTGCAAACTGCACAGCTAGTTCAGGCAAGAAGCAAGACACAGCAGGGCGCTACTATGGCGCAAGCTTCAGGCTTCGAGAATGCGCCGTTCTGATGATTTCGGACATGAGCGAACTGGAAAACAAACTATATTTCACAAAAGGCTATGAAGCCGGGGTGGAGCTAGAGCGCAAGCGCATCATAAAGGTAATCAAAGACCTAGCAGACACTCGCGACATTCTAGAGACACTCAAGTATCCGTTCCTTGCTCAGGAAATAGAAGACGCAATCCTAGACGGTCAAGATGCAGACTGAAAAAACGCAAGCAGAAGCAATTTACAAAGCTGTTTACGACTACTTCCGACTATTTGACGGAGCATCAAACAGAACTCACAAAATTAGCGAAGCGGAGCTTATAACGCTGATTAATGAGGCACTCGATGACTAAAGAAAAAAGGTCAGAGATCATGACTAGAAAAAATAGGCAACCCATAACAGGCTTTGTATTCTTGGCAGGCGTAGGAGTAGGCACTCTAAGCGTTTGCTTCTTCTTCTTTGTCATAGTGCTGATAGACAGACTCTAAGAAAGGTAAAAATGAAAACCACAGATTACATTTTAGAAACCCTTAAAGCAATCAATAATTCTATGAAGAAAAACTTGCCTGGAGTCTTTAGCAAAGACTATTTAGAAGGCTGGAGAGCGGCAACCGCAGAGGCAGAAACCCTAGCAAAGAATGCAGAAAATTACTGGTGGATTAAGAAATGATTCAGGTCTTTGTACGGGGCATACCTCAGCCACAGGGGTCAAAGAATGCGTTTGTAATTGGCAAGCGCGCGGTCATAGTTGAGAGCAATAAAAAGCTTCCGGCATGGCGCAAAACACTAACTGAAGTACTCGAGTCAGCAAACAGCT